CTTCAAAAAGGTCACTTGCTCTATCGAAACAAAATCCACAAAGGGCGCATCCTTCTCGGCCATCGTGTACCCCACACCAATGCTGTCCAGCACTTCCTTAATATACTTGTGGGTAAAGAAGAGCGCCTTAGGATGGACAGCGACGAAATGATCGTCTCCTAAACTAAAAACACGCACATATTCAAAAAATAAAGTGATACAAAGTTTAAGTGCAAATGAATACATGAGATACAGTATACAAAGAAAACAATTAAATATAGTGGTGAGTTGGTGACCAGACACCATTCCACCAAGGAGCGTTATGAGCATCCCGAACCAGTTCACCGTACAATTGGTGAGGTCAGCTTCGATGCACTCGATAATGAGCATATGTTCTGCCGTGAAATTCCCGGAGGCACGACAGATCTCCTTGATGATCCAAAAAGCCCATCGCAAAAATACGATCGCAAACTTTTTGTCAAAACCAGCAAAATCTCCAGCAACAAAGTTCTCAGTACCGAATTCAGTCATAATATGGTACACTTCGTTCCACTGGTCACTATGGCAGTTTACGCCAATGACACAGTGAAACACTTTCCAGTTTCTTTGGACCACACGAGTGAATCCAAGAAACATCATTCGGATAATAATGAGAAACTCTGTTGGAGTTGAAAAGAAAACACGCGTCTTCCACGCATCGTACTTTTTCTGTGAAACCACCTCATCCTTCAAATTCGCGTTTGCAATGGGATGATTTCTAATACCTTCACGGTACCTATTCAGCCACTTCTCGACTCTTGCCTCATACTCTGGCGATAACTTCACACCATCGGGCCATCGAGGATCATTAAGCGGCTCCAGATACTTCTTCTTCGGAGTGTTGAAAGGGTATCCTGTGCTGGTATTCCTTTTGATTGGGTCGACATACGCCATGCCAACCATGCCATTCACGGCACAATCAATTGGATATGGGTGAATAAGATTCAACTCTTCCTTGGGCAAATGTTTCATAATATCGAGAAACAATTCTTGGGCGCAATTTGCCAAAAGGATCTCATCCAACCCACTAGCTGGTTGCAAAAACTCTTTGAAAGCCGTTTGTTGCGGCTTCCATGAGTGCATCAGAGGCTTACTGAAAGTGTCAACGATTGGATATTCGTTACACGATCTACTAAAAACATAGTCCGCCACCTCAGTGCGACACACTCGTGTCTTTGGTCGAGCTGTCATCAGATTCAGCTCTCCATGATACATGACATGACCTTCTTCGTGAAAATCTAAGAAGGATTTTTCAACATCAACAATCTGATACATGTCTGTGTCAATCACACCACACTGAACGTGTGGTTCTCTCACCAGAGGCAAAACATCACTCATACTAATACAAGTGGCATATGAAATACGTGCAGCCTCATCATACATAAAATGCATTCCTACAACTATTGGTCCGTAACCAGTATCCATGATTAACGGACTTCCACAATCTCCCGCTATAGTGTGGCACTCAGGTCTACCAACCCACGTTCGCGTCGCGAATTGGTTCCCGTTAACCACTCTATTAAATGGTATCCTTTGAATCCTGACAACTTTGACTTTCTTAAAGGAACCATCATCCTGTCTGATCATATAATATCCATCGTAACTCCCCTCAAACGAATCCAAAGGGAAATTCTTATGAATCAGATTTCGCAGCATAGGTAAGCCCTTTGTTCTAACAATTGCTATATCTCTAGGGGCATAACGCTGTATCTGCTCAGGATTAATCGACAAGTTTGAGTGTGGGCTCAAACTATGTCTTCGACCCATGAAGACTGTAAGGTCAAACATGGTTCGAGGGAGAGCATGTGAATTTGTAAGTATATTGTCATTCCCAATCAACATGGCTCGTCCTATATACTTACGCAAGACTCCGTTCTCTTTCCACACAACCTCAATAATAACGCAAGAGGCGCTAAGAGATCGCAAGAGCGATTCTAAGGTTGTGGCTCTGTCATCAGTAAAATCTAATCGAGTAACGGGCCTTTCTGGTTGAATCCAGACGTTCTTCTTCTCATCACCTGGCGCGTGCTCAGGAACTTTTCCAAACTCTTGTAAAATACCTTGGGGTTGCTGGTTTTCAAGCTCAGCATACTCCATTGTAACCTTGAGTTCTAATAATTCTTCTTCTAACTTCTCAAGTTCCTGTTTTTTCTTTGCGACCTTGCTTTTAGCAAGGTCCAACTCCAGTTCTTCAGCTTTGAGCAAATGCTCTTTCTTCTCTTCTTCGTCGGCTGCAAACCTTGCTGCTAATCTCTCTCGAAACTGTCGAACACGCATTGAGCTCTTTTCAAGGTTCTCCATCTCCTGGATCCGCCTTTCAAGATGCGCCATCCTCTCAGAAGCAACTCTTTCTGCTTCATCCATATCTGTGAACATGCGATAGTGTTCCTTCACGTTTGT